TCTTGGTCCAACTCCTCTCCATGACCATGCAGCCGTCAGCACATGCCAGATCGGCGTACTTGGTCATAAATTGGGTGTAAGGAGTGGCGAGCGAAAAAGCTCCTGTAAGATCACCGTTGTACCACATTCGACCACGAGTCAGGAAAAAATCAATGGTCTGAGTGGCACTTGTAAAGAAATCGTTTGTGTCCGAAAAATACTTCTTCCTATACTCGCGCTCAATCTCAATGAACTTGGCGACACTGAAACCCTTCCCTGAGTCAAAATAAAACATTATGGCAGTAAGGAGAGACAGCAAGCCCACAAAGCGATGAGACATGTCTGATTTGAAGACTGAACTGAGAGTCTTAAAAATGCTGCTCGGATCTGGAAACCCCGCCTGGGCAATGGCAAGTTCCTCATCATGAGATATTGCGGCCCTAGTAAGGAGGAGAGATATCAGATCAGGACTAAAATCGGAAAAATTAGGCATCCTGATTCCACGAGTGGAAAAAACGTTGGCAAATGACATCCAATGGGATGCTATCTGAGCTTTACTTCCGTTTGAAGAAAGAAGCCCAAACAAAAGAAGCCCAATGTCATTAGCGATCGCCGCCGTCTGAGAGCATTCAATACCCATAACTGAGTAAAGTCCCTGATGGGACACTCCCGTCCTAACAGCGGTTTGGTTGCCAGCCTGAAAAGTGGCTATCTCGGTTGACGCATTTGAAGCGGTATCCGAGTTTAACTCGGAAATGTCCTGCCCCCCATGAAGAGGAAAATCTTGTAGTACTTGCGCAATGTGAAGATGCACATTGACGTTGTTGGCTGCTGATTGGTAAATCCACTGACCGTGGTCAGTATTAGTCGCATTATGGTCCATGCGAGAAGGACGTAGGAACGCATTGATACATGCAAGAAGGTTCTTATACATGAGATAAGAGAAAATGATCACAATGTAAGTGAAAAAAGTTGTCTCCATAATAGAGAAAAAGCGTTCCCGTGCCATCTCCATCTCCAATCTGGCTTCTGGAGTGTCGACAATGGGAAAGCCAATGGGGCATTTTTCATGCAACCCGTCAGTGTGGTTTGCCCGAATTTCGGGAAACCCACCCGTGTCGATAGTGCAAACACCTGTCTCATTACCAGCTACCTTTACTGCCGGAATCACCTCAAAAAGTGTGAAACACAGAATTATGTAGAGTGGAAACAGGGCGAACCAATCGATCACATTAATCATGATGTGTTAATTTGTATAATTGTCTGGCTTCTGAAGCTCCACCAAGGCTACTACACGACTACGCACCATGGCGTTAGCTCGCCCTGCGGCGTGCAAGACGCAGGGAGAGCAAGTGTCAAACCGGTATGTGCTAATAACACCGGAAAAAGTCGAACACGACCATTGAAAGTTGGCAGTTCTAGTTCGAAGCCGAGCCACTGGCTAAGAACTGGGTCCCTACAACCCACTAATACAGCCCGTAATCGGCTGCCTTTTGAAATCCAGGACCGGCTGGATCACCAGGCTTGGATCCCACATAGAATGTGGGAACATTAAGATAAAGAAACGGCGTAAAATCGTCACCCCCTGCGACGAAAAGCGCAAAGGGGCTGACAAAATGGGAATTTTCAGTGAGAAAATTGTATCCCCAGGTGGTGAACCGAACGTTGTCACTCCCATAATCAGTATCATAAGAAGTGGGTCTACCTGAGTCGGTGTCGTTGGGCACTGACATCAATTTGGGATTAGCAGGATGCATCCTATAAGCAGAATACATAGGAACTGCGGCAATATTAACTGGCTCCATAGAAGGCGCGACAGCCGACGTCCCATTCGCAAAATTAAATTTCTGAGAATAGAAATAAGCCAGCTGACTAGCACCATCTGTTCGTTTAGGTGCCTGGAGTGCAGTCGTGATACCATTAAGGTTTGTATTGGCCCCCGGGGAGGTTGTTCGTCTGTAAAAAGTCTGAACAGGAAACCTCTCCACGTTACAC